CTGGGTTATACAAGGAATCCGAGGCAAGGCGATATCCATCATTGCGCAATGCTTTCGCAAGCGTACAGACGGATAGAGCGCCAGAGCTCGAGGACGCGTCTAGTCTCCTTAATCTGTGAGGCGTAACGTCGATGCCACGATAGGCATCTACGCCACAGGATTCTCGGAAGAATCCGTGCCGGAATGTCTTATTCATGTTGGGAATCAACCCAGCACGAACTAAGGCAGATACGGCACCATCCCAGAACTTACAAGGAAACAGAATATCGTCTCCAAAGACATAGACATCACTACAGTCAATACCATAGCGACATCTAATGCCAGCTCGAACAAGGCTATAGAATACGAGGCTCTGAACGGGGAACGTTAATGCGTTGCCCATCGGAGCCCATTTTCTAAGCGGTATGACGCGGTCATCTAACAAACGTACACTAGATGCTCGACTGCATGATAGTTTGCTATATGCATAATCTCCGAAGAGATGACGCACAAGCTCACAAGACATGCGGTCGCTGGCCTCCTTTAGGTCGAGAGTTACAAACTCGCGATCCATTGAGGACTTAAGGGCTAAACGACCATTCACACCCTGGTCCGTAAAGGTAATACCTTTATGGCACAGGCTGCGAGGGGACGTAATCGCCCGCTCTAGTAACCGACGACAACCCTGCTGAATCCAAAGAGCTTCTTTGGGATGCACGCATATTAAGCGTGGACCCCTAGAGTCCTTAGGTACAGCTACAAGGCGACACTCAATATTGTCGCTTTGCCGCAGCTCCCGATCACCAAGAACAACTACGTCCCACCAAAAAGATGGTAGGGCGCAGAAGTAGTCAGTGAAGGGGAAGTGCGGCTCAATTGTCGTGTAGATGGTTCTAAAAGCGCTCTTATCACGTGGTAAACACGGGGGATATACTGCCCCCGGCCCGTGACTAGGCACTATAGAACTCCAGTCGATGCGTCCAATGACGCGACCGACTATTTGCCGCGCGAACGAGAAAAGCGGAGCAGATCGATTAGCTTGATTAGAAGCGGTATTAGCCGCAAACCAAGCTTCCCAAACTGCAACGCCATGCTCGGCTTCCTCAAAGCCCTTTTGGGCTTCACGAAGTTGCTCATACGTAGGTTCGAACTCAATCTTATAGCAGAATAAGAGCAGCTGCCGAATGAAACGAAGGTATCTAGCATCCAATGAGGATGTAAAC